GGTTTAAACCATAAAATTAAAACAGAATACTGTAATATAATTTCAATGTTTCCTCCTTTAGGTGGTTTTAAATCACTACATTATGAAAGATCAAATATAGCAAGATCAAAAAGACAATTAGTATATATGTTATATTTGAACGATATAAATGACGGTGGTCAAACGGAGTTTATACATCAAAATTTAAAAGTTCAAGCGGAAAAAGGTAAATTAGTTTTATGGCCCTCTGACTTTACTCATTTACATAGAGGTATTGTTTCTCCTACAGAAACTAAATATATTGCAACGGGATGGCTAGAAATAGTTTCTTAGACAAATTAGACAATAAAAAATTTGCAAATCAAAACATTAGCGCAAAAGAATTATGGGATGTTGAAGGTATTATAGAAGGAGTATCTAATCAAACATTTAAGTTTGATTTACGACCATTAAAAAATAACGTAAAAGGTGGGAACTTTAATACAAAAGCTGATAAAATGGTTTTTGATGTTAAGGATCAATGGATTATTGTAGATGTAGATGAACTCCATAATTATTTACATGAAAATAACCTTAAAAAAGTACAATTAGAAGATTTGCTATCTAAGCTAGAGTGGAATATAATACTACCAAAATAATAAAAACCCTATATAATACGAGGCTTATGCTACAGAAACTTAATTTCAAACCCGGATTTAACAAACAAGCAACAGACTCAGGGGCTGAGGGCCAGTGGGTAGATGGTGATTTCGTTAGATTTAGATATGGACTACCAGAAAAAATGGGTGGCTGGGAACAGTTAACAGTAGCTCAGGAAACCTTACCTGGAGCCGCTAGAAAACAACATGCTTTTACAAGTTTCCAAGGTGAAAAATATGTAGCTATTGGAACTTCACAAGGACTCTTTTTATACTACGATGAAGCCTTTTACGATATTACACCATTAGCAGCACAGATATCAGGGTCAGCTACTTTTGATACAGTTCAAGGATCTGCAGACGTAACTGTTAATTTAACCTCTCATGGATTAGAAGCAGGGAGATACATAACTTTTAATACCATGTCTGCCACTCCAAATGGTTTTACATCTTCATCTACATTTACAGATGGAGCCTTTGAAATTAGAGATGTAACTAGCAACACTTTTAAAATCACTGCTCCTACGGTAGCAGTTAATCCTGGAGGATCTGCAACAGGATCAGCAACTATAAAACCTTATGAAATAGTTGGTCCTACGTTTCAAACTAAAGGCTATGGTTGGGGTACGTATCTTTGGGGAAATTCTACTTGGGGCACAGCTAGAACTGTAAGCAACGTGGTTCTGGATCCAGGCAACTGGAGCCTAGATAACTTTGGAGAAGTATTAGTTGCAACTATATTTAATGGAAAAACATTTACTTGGGATGCAGGCGCATCAGGACCTAGAGCAATCCGAGCTTCTCAAACCACAACTAATTTTAACACAACAAACAATCCTACAGCCAGCAGATTAACTTTAGTATCTGATAGAGACAGACACTTATTTCATTTTGGAACAGAAACAACAATTGGAGATTCTAGTACACAAGATCCGATGTTCGTAAGATTTTCTAATCAAGAAGATTTAAATACTTATGCACCTAGTGCAACCAACACTGCAGGCACCTTTAGATTAGATACAGGAAACAAGATAGTAGCTGCCATACAAGGTAAAGATTATGTCTTTTGTTTAACAGATCAAGCAGCTTATGTAATTCAATTCGTTGGTCCACCATTTACTTTCTCTGTAAGACAGGTGGGTACAAACTGTGGATGCATAGCACAAAACGCTGTTTCATATGCAAATGGTGCTGTGTGGTGGATGTCAGCTGAAGGAGGATTCTTTGTCTTTGATGGTACAGTAAAATCATTACCATGTTTAGTTGAAGATTTTGTATTTAGTACAGATGGAGATAATCTTGGAATTAATTACGGAGCTTCTGATATTGTTTACTCATCACCAAATGCTTTATACACAGAGATAAATTGGTTTTATCCTAAATCTGGATCTGAACAAATTGATAGGTGTGTAACTTATAACTATTCAGAAAATGTATTTACTACCTCTTCTATAGCTAGATCAAGTTATCAAGATCAAGGGGTGTATGGTTTACCATATGCAACGGAATATATCTCTACTAGAGTCCCAGTATTTTCTGCTATTAGTGGCTTAACTAATAAATATGGCGCATCTTTTTACTATGCTCACGAACTAGGCGATGATCAAGTTAATAGTGATGGTACAACATCTATCGATGCGTTTATAAAGTCTGGAGATTGGGACATTACATCGAGAAGAAGTGCACTAGGACAACAAACAGGGCTAGCTGACTATAGAGGTGATGGAGAGTTCTTTATGTCTGTAAAAAGATTTATACCTGACTTTAAATATTTACGTGGTAATTCACAAGTTACTTTATTTTTAAATGATTACCCTGACAACGCTCCTGTAGGATCGCCTTTAGGTCCCTTTACAATTACATCAACCACTGATAAAATAGACACTCGAGCTAGAGGTCGATTAGTATCTATTCAAATAGCTAATACATCTACAGGTGAAGCTTGGAGATATGGCACTTTTAGATTAGACGCACAACCGGATGGAAGAAGATAATGGAATCATACATAGACGAATTTGGCAATATACAATATAGAAGTGTAGGAACCAACAATGATTTTCCATTTAGATCTATGGTTGAGATGGAGGCTGCAAATCAGTTGGCTCTTAATAACATGTTTTCAGTGCCTTCACAAACAAACTTTGGAAACACACAATCTGGGTTTGCTACTAACTTTCCTTTACGACCTGCACCTGTTAATACAGGTATTACACAGTCAACAGCTGCTAATCAATTTGAAGAACCTTTTCAAATTATCAATGGTCAAAAAGTTTATATAAGTGATATACTTGGAACTAAACAAGCAGAGGAAAAAGGTAATTTTTATCAAGAACCAAAAGGTATTTTAACTCAAGCAAAAGATTTTATTACTCAACAATTACCTAAAACACTTAAAGGTGGATTAGATACATTAGCTAATTTTATTCCAGGAATGCGGTTTGTAAAAGCTATAGATAAATTTGATACACTTCCATATATGGACAGAAAGTTTATTGAATCTAGAATGACAGGTGATGTGCCAGGTATAAGTGTTGACCCTAGAACTGGTTTATTAAAAGATGCAGCTGGCTTAAACGTTAGAAGTCTTAGAGGAAATTATGCAGAAGCCGTTGATGATGAATATGAAAGATATAGTAAAGCTATTGAAAGAGCTAAAGAAAAATATGGTGTCGGTTTTGACGGAACTCAATTTACAGGAGCGAATGCTGACATAGCTAATAAAATGAACGATCGTAACATAAACATGTTTAATTTCTTTAAAAATCAAAAAGCTGCAAAAGATCAACAAATAGCAGACGTTAGAGCTAAGATGAAAAAACAAGTTGAAGCTGGAGTCACAGCAGCTAAAGGTCAGGCAATGCACAGTGGTATGAAATCAGGTGATGGTGGTTATCAACCTACAACAAAATCACAAAACGTAGCTAGAACTGCTAGCAGAGTAAGTGATGGAAAAACAAGAGCGTACGGTTTATAATGGCTAAAGTAACAGCATACATACCTGAACCTGCACCAGAATACGAAGCAGAGAACCAAAGACAGATTATTGAGGCGTTAGCTACTATGCAACAACAGCTTAATTTTTCTTTTCAACAAGATTTAAAAAACGAACAAGAGGCATTTAATTATTTTTTATCATGAGTATATTTTATAAAAGTGATACATATAGTTTAGCAACTACTAATTTAACTACTGTGTTAACAATTAATACATCTTCTGTAGCTATTGTTAAATTAGTTCAAGCTAGTCATGCTACAGCTTCTAACGTAGACGTTGATTTATTTGTTAAAAAATCAGGTGGTTCTGATGTTGAAGTGGGTCATGCAGAGCTTAATAAAACCACAGAAAATTTAATAAAAGATTCCTTGAATTTAGAAGCAGGAGATGTTATGAAAGTACAAGCTGGTACAGCTAACGAAATAACTGGTGTGGTAAGTTACGCACTAATAAACAGAGAGAATGAAAACGGATAATATATATAAAATAGATTGCACTACGATAACTACGTGGCGTAATACTAGAACAGGTGAAACGTTTAA